GTTGACGCGCAGGGGCATGTCGATCAGGCCGCGCTCATCCATGACCTCAAGGATCTTGGCGGTGACCGGAATCATGGTCTCGTTGATCAGTCGGCCAAAGGCAGAGCCCAGGTTCTGGGCCAGCTCTTTCATGCGCTCCACGATCTCGGTGGCCGACCGGGCGCTCATGTTGTCGGGCGGCAGAGACTCATCCAGCAGGATGCGCTTGATGCTTCCCGACAGGTCGTTGATCACCAACTGGCTGATGTTAAAGTCGCCCGAGCGGGGCAGGGCAAGCAGGGCTGGGCCTTGCGAGCCACCATTGCGAGCCACCGGAATGATGGCACCCGGCACGATCTTGACCGTATTGGGGTTGAGCACTCCGTCATCCGCTGCTGTATATACACCGGCCACGGCCAAGGATGCGTTCTTGAGCAGCAGTTCCTTGACCTTGTTCAGCGTCTTGATGTCGGGCAGGGCGGTCATCAGCGGCCCACGGCCATAGATCTCACCGGCCACCTTCATGTACCGGCTGATCACCCACGGGCTCATCTTGCGGCGGCGATAGACCAGCTCCTGCTTGGAGGCCTTGTCGATCACATGGTAGCAATAGTCGCCACGCTTGTAGTCATAGATGGTGGCCTCAAGCAGCTCGATGTCATCGGTTGGCTTTTGCTCAATACGCCGGGCCAAGTCATCTTGGATCTTGGCATCTGGCCACTGGCGCTGAATAGACTCACCCTTCATGCGCATGCGGCGGTAGACATTGTCCACTTGGCCATTGGCACCCTCCTCGTAGCTCACCAAGAACAGCGGCACGGGAATGAAGTTGAGCGGGGATACATCATCGCCCGGCTGCACCATCATGCAGGCGGTGCCAACAGCCAGATCCAGCAAGAACTCGCCCATGGCAATGTCAAAGTTGGATTGGTTCAGCATGGTGAACATCTTTTCCTGATAGACCTCAAGCACGGCCTGGGCCTGCTGCCTGCGCTCTGGCGGGATGTCTGAGCCAGCCTCCAGCTTGGCCCATTTGCGCTGGGGCGGGAACACCACAGACTGCAAGCGGTTGGCAAAGCGCTGGGTAGAATTGATGGCAGTCGAGTCAAACACGCGCTGCATCTTCTTGGAGCCGGTAGCACCACCTTCCCACACGCCATAGAGCTGGCGCTGGGGCAGGGCAAACTCGTATGCGTCCTGATAGAGCTGCTGGAACTCATCCTTCTTGGCTTGGGCCGTAGCCTGTCGCTTCAGAATCTGGTCAGGTGTCAGGCGCATGCCGCCTGGGGCGCTCTTGTCGTAGTCCATATCAGTCCTTTTGCAATTCGTACTTCTCAAGCAAGTTGCGACCCTTCGCGGCCAGCCTCGCTGCGGATGCTGCGGTGCGCGGCACGGGCTCGCCCCATGCATTTGCCGCCAGCGCCAGCCGTGTCGGCTTGCCGTTCTCGCCCACCATCGGCCCACTCGGGTTGGTGTAGAACCTTGTCAAGAAGGATCCCTTGCGGCGCAGCGCCTGACCGGTGGGGTTCTTTTCCTTGACCCCAGGCTGCAAGTTCTTGCTCTCGCCAGAGGCTTCAAACTTGCGTCTGCCCTCTTCGGTAAGACCACCCTTTGGGTCGCGCAGCCCAGCCATTAATCGTCCTCGTCCTCTTCCAGCTTGGCCTCCTGCATCATTTGCTTGATGCCCTTCATTGGCTTTTCTGGCTTTTTGGCCGACATGTATTTTTCAATTTTCTTGCGCAGGGCAGGCGGCAGCTTGGACAGCTTTACCTTGTCCTCCATCTCGCTTTCAATTTCGATTTCGACTTTCATTTTTTGTCACGCGATGCGGCCATGTTGTCGATCAGGTTGGGGTAGGGTCTGCCTGCCTTGGCAGCGCGGCGCATGGCCATTCGCTTCTCAGCGGAAGACATCTCTTTTGGCTTGCCAAGATCCTTTGGCCGAGGTTTGTCCCAGACTTCTTTCATTTCTTTTCAGCCTTCGACATGGCAATGGCCACGGCCTGCTTCTGGTTTGTGACCTTGTCGCCGCTGGAGCTCTTGAGCTTGCCAGCCTTGTACTCACGCATGGTCTTGGCGACCTTGTTTTTCATCTTGCTTGATTTATCGTCATAGTGTCCAGGCATCATTCAGCTCCTCTTAACATTGGTCGGGTCATCTTGCGAGACACGGCACCGACCCTAGCGGCTCGGCGCTCGCCTACTTCTCGTTTGAAAGTGCTTTCGGCTGCGGCACGCTTGGTGCCAAACTCGCCTTCGTCAAACTGCTCGATCTCCGGTGCCATCGGTGCAGCAGGCAATTCTGGTGCTGTCTCGGTGAATTTTGGTATTGGCTTCGGGTCGTAAACAGTGACATCACCGTATTGTTTTTTGCCGTACCATGTTTTGCCGGTGACCACGCGCTCTGTTCTTGCAGTAACCGGGTTCTTTTCAAGCTCGGCCAGCACTTTGTTGTAATCGTCCAGCTTGGCTTGGTAGGCAACCTTCTGCGCCTCATAGGTCGGCAGCAGCGATTCTTTGTAAGCCGCCATCTGGGCCTCAAACGGCTTTATCTTTTCAGCGACACCCGCTTGGTAGCCGGTGAATGCGGTCTGGTAGTCGCCGGTCAGCGCATCAACACTGCTCTGGTATTGCTTGGCCAGCCGCTCAATGTCGGATGTGCTGCGCCGGGCCAGTTTGCGCTGCTTGAACTGGGGTAGCGTAGCCATTACTGCAACCTCATGCCAGGGCTGTTGAGGTCTGCGACCATGCCCAGCTCGGCATCCATGCGCTCACCGGACAGCAGCGACCGGCGACCACCACGGGTGCGAGCTCTGAGGGCAGAGGCCTCGGCGGCAGCAGCTTTGCGGCGCTCTTCATCAGCAGCGGCCTGCACTTCTTTGGCTTTGCGCTCCATGTCCAGCTTGTTGGTAGCGTAGTTGGCCTGAGTTGTCTCAAACTGCTGCCGAGCGGTCTGGGCCTGCTGCTCAAGTGAGGCACCTTGCTTGGCGTACTCGGCAGTTTGCTTGCCCAACTCAAGCCGCATGGCAGCCTGGTCAGATTGCTGCTGCGCCAGCATGGTGCGCTGATCATTCTCAGCTTGCTGCCTTGACTTGCGAGCTTGATTTGCTGTGTATGCGGTGCTTGCAATAATGGCACCGGAAATAAAGTAGCTCATGCGATTGCCTCCTTGTGGTCATAAACTTCCATGCCGAGCTCAACATACTCAAGTGCGGTGAACATCTCTTCAAGCGTGGCAAGATCTGTTTCATTTGTCGGGTTTGGGTGAATCGTTGTCCAGATCGCATCCTCATGCGTGTGGACTACCCGCTTGGTGCCCGGCTCCGAGATGAAGGAGGAAGGCGCGGTATGTGTCTCCAGCCCAAACTCGGTGTAGCAACTGATGCTGCCCTTGCTGATGATGTTGAAGTGGCGGTGTCTGTGGATCTTGCCAACCACCACAGTGCCAGCAGGCAGATGGATCTCACGCGCATAGATGCCCGGCGACAGCCAGTGCTTCAGTGGCGGTGATTCATCCATCCGCTGGCCATCAGGCAGTCCTTGACAAGCCCTTTGAATGGCCATGATCTTCTGCCGCGCAATCGGCGCAGGCAGATGTTCTCTTGGCAATTCAATGATGGCTGTGCTCATATCAAAAGATTCTAATGGATTCTGTACAGTATGCAAGGCGTGTATATCTGAGTGATATGTTGTTAAGCAAACACATCAAAGTCAGTCCCGGCGCTGGCCTGGCCCATGGGTCTGCCGCCGAGCTGGTGGGTGCGGGTCATCCGGTTGTATTCGCCGCCACCCAGCATCAAATATCCGAATGAGTCGCCAATGTGGGAGTGTTCATTCTTGTTTGGCGCGTCCCTAAAGCGCTCTTGGCCAGCCCCAACAGCAATTCGCTTGAAATGATAGCCACCGGCCAGCGCTTTGCGCAGCAGTTTGCAGTCGCGGTTGATGATGAGCCCAGGCTTGCCGGTGATCAGACGCTGCATGGGCGCTGCCGAGGCCTCGCGGCGCACCTTGAAGTCATTGCTGGCCGTGGGCTGGGCCCGTAGCCCCAGTGTTTTGAGGTAATCAAAGGCGGTGACCTCATATATGGTGTCCCTGGCCATGCCAGCAGGGTCGCCCCAGACCATGACCTGGTGGCTGGGGTAGCGCTGGTTGAGCTCGGCCAGCAGTTGGTGGCCAAAACGCTCCAGCCCCATGTCAAAAGTGACGATTTCTTGATGAATCAGCCACCGGCCATTGGGCAAGCGCTGGCCAATCGTGGCCGCAGGGGTCAATCCAAAGTCAAGCCCCACCTGGATGGGCACATTCGGGTCAACTTCAGTGTCGCCAGACATGGTCGAGTCCTCATACTCTGGCCAGACGGGCCTGCCCTCCTGCACATAGGTGTACTCGCCACCGGCATAGCAGCGGATCCAATCCAGATTCTTGCCAAGCAGCATCTGCTGGTAGTAGCCGGGCGGCAGATTGTGGACATTCTCAGCCTTGGGGTTGACCTTCCACCACTTGCCAGACGCAAAGATGTGGTCGTTGGCCTCAGGCATCTCGGGCAAGTCCTCAACCTCCACCGGCACCACGCCGCCAGGCTGCTTGAAGAACTTCCAAGCATACTGGCCGGTCATCTTCTCCTTCTCGGCCATGCGGTGCCACCAGTGGTCATCATCCATCGGGTTGGTGTCCATCCAGATGCCGTGCCAAGTAGCGCCGCCATCCCGCTTGGTAGGGTAGCGGCCAACCCGGTGGGTCAATCCGTCAATCACAGCCTTGGGCAGCTCACGGGCCTCGTTCACCCAGGCACCGGTCAGCTCCAGCGAAAGCAGCTTTCTGACATCCTTGGGCTGGTCAAGGGCCAGAAAGATGACCTCGCAGTCAATGCCAGCCGCATCACCTCGGGCAGGCAACCGGATGTGGTGGGTGATCGGCGGTGTCCACAGCATGGGCCCAAAGGTTGACTCGGGGAACAGATCCAGCCATGTCTTGATGGTGGTGGTCTTGAGCATGGGGTAGCTGTTCCTGACAATGGCCCAGCGGCTGTAGCGCACATTGTCAATGGCAGACGGCTTTTGTTGCACGGCCTTGATGAAGATCTTGGCCGCGCACCCGTAGCTCTTCCCACTTCCCACCGGGCCCATGATGCCCTGCACAAAGTTCTTGGACTGAATGAAGTCGTAGATCACAGGCGACTCGCTGAAGTCCAAGTTCAAGCCGCCAACCGGCACCGTCTTTTGAGACTGCTCTTTAGTCCTGCTCATCTTCTTGCTCCTTGCGTTCTTCACAAAACTCACAGCCTGGGTGGTCAGGATCCCTGCAATCAGGGTTATCCCTTAACTTGCGCTCGTAGGCCCGAGCGGCCCTGATGTCATCACGCGACTCACTCATTGCTCAAGCCCCGAGGGGCCACCACATTGATGTCAATCACAGATGGCTTCTCGCTGCCGTCATCAGGGTTGTCCAGCAAGCCAGCAGCCTTGGCCAGCAGCCTCAAGACCCCGACCTTATCGTACAGCTCAATGTCCAGCGTGGAGTACACATTGCCGTCAGAGTCCTTCTTGCTGCTGACCTTGATCGACTTGATCGCATGCAGCGCGTGCTCCGGTATCAGGTGGCTGGGCTTGACAGTCACATTGCCGTGCTCATCCCACGACATGATGTCAGTCAGCTTGGTGTTGGCCATTGACAACAGTGCAAATGCCACCGCCTCCTTGTTGGCCACGATGGTCGTGCTCCGCTCTAGCCTGCGCTGAACCGACCTCACCCCGCCCCAGTTGGTCAGCGGCGGGATCACGCTGGACTGTTTACGGGTTGCCATTGCGTGGATCACGAAGTTTTAAACCATGCGCTGCCAGTGCTTCCTGAATTTCAATAAGGGTCTTGCGCCCCATGCTTGAAATCCTGAGCAAATCGTTGGGCGTCTGCTTTAACAACTGCTCAACGGTGCAAATGTTCTGGGAGTTCAGGCAATTCTCAGCCCGAGCCGTCAGCATCAAGTCTTCGATCTTGCGCCCAGTAATTACCTCACGGGCTTTCATCATTGCTTTGGCCACGCTGTATGCCGCCTCTGCCGTTCTTTGAACAGA